TAGTGAATTGACACTAGCCATTTGGATAACCCCTATTAGCCAGTAATTACTGCACCAATTGTTCTATCTACTGAAGCACCAATACCTTCACCTAATGGTGTTTGTACTGCATTATCAAATCTTAAAATCATCGTAATGTTTGCTGGATCTTGTGTTGCATAATCTAATTCGTTATAGTTTATGTTCTGCACAAAGCATCCATATAATTCCCAAGTTTCGAGAACATTCGGAGTGTTTGCACCGTTACCACCATCTAAGATTTCAAAACGTGTAATAAATTTATAGTCAATACCTGAAGCGGCACTGGATTGTTCCATAAAGTCAAATTGCTTCTGTATCTGCTCACCACATAGTCTGGAGATAGCACCGTTTACATCATCACGTAAGTTTACTGTAATAGGATCCCAAGTGTGTTTACCAACTAAGTATACCTTACTATTGTAAATGTCAATCATATTCTCATCAAATGTGACTGCTGGTCTAGTAATATTCATTATTTGTTTAGTCATTTCAGTTCTAGGTGTACTTACTCCAAAGTTTTCAAAACTCGCTCTAAAACGATATTTTAATTTAGGCATCAGTAAGCCTTGGCTTGCGGCACTCTGATCACCATCTATTGGTACTGTAAACTTTGTTAATGATGAAACTGACATTTCATTCTACTCCTAACTTTAATTATAAAAGTATTTATCTGTTTTGAGTCATAAAAAATGGGGGTATCAAACCCCCATTGTATTTTTTTAATTTTACTAAACTGTGCTTGCCGCGGCTACGTTTCCACTAGCAATTTCACCAGTATTTTTAAGTCTTATTGGAATAAAGATAAATTCCGCAGACTTAACAGGTTCGATAGCAACGTCTACGTATAGTTCATTTCTATCTATTCTATCTGATGTATTGTTAGTTTCATCACATACCACCAAGTAGTCAAACACACCACGTTTTGCGACTAAGTCGTTAAGTGTTTGTTCTATTTGTTGTTTTAATTCGTCTCTAGTAATCTTATCATTTGGTTCGAATACAAAACCTGTTGCAATAGTTTGTAACTGTCTGCGTAAGTATGCAGTCAAACGTGATATATTAATACGATCTAAACTACTTGTACTTGCAGCTCTTGTTTTGTTACCGTAGTTAAGTATACCACTACCTGAAAAGAACGCTATTGGATTAATCCTATTTGTGTATAAGGTATCTCTTAAACTTTCTCTTATATTATCAGTTACAAATGCACCAGTTGTTGCATTTATAAATCCAATACTAGCAACATTGTCTATTAGTCCACGTCTTGTGCCTGCTGGTGCAAACCATGGAAAACTAATATCATCACTTCTTGCAATGACTCTAAGCATTGCATGACTTGCTGGTACAACAATAGTATTTCCGCTTAAATCATTAGTTGTTGCACTAGGATAAAACACACCTAAGTATGGATCACTAGTTACTAATCCATCTTCATTATTATCACTTGCACCTGCAGTATTTGTTGCATAATTTTCAATAGCAGTGCTAGTTGCTGACAATCTCATTGGTGTATCGCCTATTACAAAGCATGACTGACGTCTATCATTGTTAAGACTTACCATGTTACTAATTAGTTCTGGATATCCTGGTGCTGCAATAACATTAAATGTTCTTGCATCTTCACGCAACTCTGAACTAGAATCTATTGCTGACTTCATTGCGTTTGAGACCACTGTACGTACTGCTTTACGTCCAAATGTACTTCCGCTCTCAGTTACCCATGCATCTTTTTCAGTAGGTAATGAAGGATACAATGTTGTATCTGAAAAATTAGTTCTACTAAAGTAATCACTTCTAAACTTCTTAACACCGTATGAACTACGTCTTGTGTTGAATAGTAACATACCACGTGGATAAACTGTAGGATCCGGTCTATCAATATCTAAGTAATCACTTGTTAATAAAGTTTTAGTTGTAGGTATTGTACCAGTAACAATATCAGTTGTACCATCACCTATAAAACGTGCATCAGCAAAGATAATGCCATCTTCTGTGGTTGTATCAGTCTTATCTATTGCAATCCATTTTTGTTCACCATCGACAGTCTCACGTCTATAAAGTGCAGGATAATTTTCTAAATCACTTGTATCGATCCATAAATCACCATTCACTAAAGCACTTTCATCACTTTGTTGTGTCGGTGCAGTAGTACTAAAAATAACACCATCTGGACTTGTACTTGCTAGTGCAAATCCTCTTGTGTCAGTAATATTCTGGTATCCTTTCCAAGTAGTACCATCATGTATCATAATATCTGCTTCAAATCCACCGTGATACCAATGTGTACCATCTGTTGGATTTGCACTTGGTGCACTTGCACTTGCAGTATATGTTGGAGCAATCCAATTACTTAATATTAAGTCGCTGTTATTACCTGCTCTTACCTGTCCAGTTGTAATACCTACTACAATTCCTGCATCAGTTAAAGGTGTTCCTGTTGTATTTTTTAAAATAATTACACCACCTAAACTATGTTTAATAACTAAAAATCCACTACTGTCTACACTTGCACTTACATTAGCAACATTAGCGGCGTTAATATCACTTGCTAAACTTGCGATTGTATTACTACTTAATGTAACTTCAACCGCAGTAGAAAGTGTTGTACTATTTGCACTACTTGCCTGTATTGTAAATTTGTTACTTGCAGTTAATGGTGTCGCAGAATTAATATTACCTGTAACTTCTAATGCACCTGAACTATAACGTTGAAACAACTTATATGTTACTGTATCATTTTCTGAAACATCATATTGTACATAGTAACTACCTGCATTAATTGCTTTACCACCTGTACTATCTAAATTTTTTAGTGCAGTCTGATCATTTGTATATGCTGGTGCACTACCTGAATCAAAAACTGCAGTTGCTGAATTGTATGTACTTACATCTGCTAAGAAACCTAAATTACTTGCAGTTGTCTTAATCCATACACTACCTGTTGGTCTAGGAACACTATCTGTTGACTTCCATGCTGGAACAGTATAGTGTGGATCCTGTGCAATCAATGGTCTTGCATATGTACCTGCAGTCAAACCTGCGTCTGTAAGTATACTACCACTTGCATTTGCTAAAACAATTTTACCATCTGCTTGACTGTCTACACCTACTGCAGTGCTATTAGCAAAAATTTCAATTTTATTACTATGGACTGCGGCAGTTACACCTGTAATACTTGCATTATTAATACTTGTTGCTAATTCTGCAACTGTACTTCCAGTCATTGTTACTGTTGTTCCATTAATTGTAATTGTATGTCCTTGTGTAAATCTTGGACTTGCTACAGTTCCTGCTATTGTTGCATGGGCAATTTGCCAACTTGCACTTCCTACTAGTATCCAGGCATTGCTTCTATTTTTGTAGTAAACAGGATTATTGGCGTTTGTAGCAACTAGTGCATAATCACCTATTGCACCAATTGAAGTTTTTGGCACTCCGCCATCTAAATCTGTTGCACTAGTAATTACTGTTGGTACTTTGTTTGTAAAAACGCCTGTGCTTTGATTCCATTCAAAAATACCCCAACGAGTATCTGCAGAGATATCCCACCAAATTGTGTTATTGGTTGGTTGACCTAAAGGTCTACTTGTACTACTTGCTAATTCTGCTAAGTCAATATCTGCTCTTGTTACATATACACGATTACTAACACCTAGTAAACTATATGCCGCCATCAGTCCGTATTCATTTAGTTCATAACCATTAATTGGTGTACCTGCTGATGTATTGTAAAAAGTTGGATTTCCAAATGTACTTGTTAATTCTCTTTGACTTCCTATTAAGAAAGTTTTTCCTGCATTTGCGGCTGTTGTTCCTGAAGCAGTTCCAGATCCTGTTCCGCTTGTTTTGTTTTCTGCAGTTGCAATAACAATCGCGGCTACTGTGCCTGCAGTGGATGGGGTGTAGTTACTTTCATCAATTACTGTAACTTCTACGCCTGGTGATATTAGTGCCATGTTCTCTTTCCTTTTTAAAGGTGCTTTATATTATATGTTATTTATCCACACCACCTTAAAAAACACCTGTTTTAAAGTTTCCCTTTAAAGGTCCGTGTTAAATACACGTATGAGACCGGTTTGTGAACAATGCGGACAACGTCCTAAAGCAGTAAATTATTATATAGGTAAAAAAATTTACTATAGGAAGAAGTGTGAACAATGTTTGAAGTTATATAAACCTGTGAAACCTCTATGGGTTGACAGTGGATATAAAATTAAGAAAAAATGTGAGGCATGTGGATTCAAGCCTATTATGAGAAGTCAGGTCACTGTATTCTATATTGATGGCAATTTAAATAATGTTAGCAACCGTAATCTGAAAACTGTATGTCTAAATTGTAATCAGGAACTGATAAAGTATGGCTGGAGCCGAGGCGACTTGACACCTGATCTCTAAGATTATCTAAGGTTCCATTATTGTTTATTACAAAATCTTTTTTTGCTTTTACCCAACGATATTCACTACTGTGTATACTATCTGGTGGTGTAATATTTTGTCTTTGATATCGTTGTAACCAATCAGGAGTTTGTCCTCTGACAACTACCCATACTTCACCACCTACTTCTTTGATCATTTTGATTTCGTTTTCGAATCGTACATCTGGAATAACAAAGTCTGTATCAGGATTTTCTAGCAACTTTTTCTTTACTAAACTTACCCAGATGCCATTATCAAATCCATCTCGCATACAATCAGTACCAAATAATTGTAATACTAATCTTGGCGTTATTTCTTTTCCTGTTTCATTGGACCAAAAAGAATCCGGTTGTTCTCGCCATTCTCTACTACTGTCGGTATCACCTTCAAGCATTGCTCTATCCCAACCAAAAACTTCAGCCACACCGTCTTTAAGTTTATCTGCAAAACTAATTTTTTTATAATTTCTTTCTACTAAAATATCCGCAACGGTTCCTTTGCCTGAACCTATTAATCCGCATATTCCTATTATCATGTAAGCCTCTTAGTTAGCCAATTATAAATGAAAGTGGATCAGAACCATCCACGTAGTTACGTAATTCTTCGTCTAGTTTATCTAATTCAACTTGTGCTTCTGCTTTTAGAGAATCACCGTTTAAACTAGTGCCGCCTTGTGGTCCAGCGATAGTACTAAATTTACTTCTTGCTTCGCCTAGTGTATATTTCGCCAATGCTAGTGCATAATCTTGTATCCATGGGCCAGAATGCCTATCCTGGTGTAATCTACTTTCAGGACGTAAATTGTAGGTCCATAAGACTAATTGTTCGCCACTTGCACTGAATTTACGTAATATATTAATCTTTTTTGTAACAGGATTAAATTCAAAATTTATAAATCCTCCAAATAATCTTGCACTTAGTTCTTGATATTGGTAATACATTTCATATGTTGCCATACCACCTATACGACCGCTCTGTAGTAAATATGTATTTTGAAAAGCGGCTTCAAATGGTTCAAATTGTGTACCTGTTTCATTACTGCCACTTCCTACACTACGTCTGAATACTTGTCTTACTTCTTCAATTTCATCAGGTAAAACATATTCTTGTTGTTCTTTTACAACACTCAA